TGATTAAATCCTATGCTGAAACTCGAGGAACAGTAAATTCAGAATCTCCAGATGATGCGAACATCGACATCACGGACCCATTGCTCAATCTGTTTGACTTCTCTTCAGAAGAGCAACTCAATTCTATCGCCGAGAACCTTCTCGATGATAACGACAATCCTCCTTACAACTACAACCAGTACGTTGGTGAAGCCGCCTCTTCACTACAACACGTTGCTCGAATAGGCACCGAAGTCGGTGTCGGGCGTGTCGGACGTGCCGCTGGATTCTGCGCACCGTTCGGATTAATCTGCGTGGACCCCCACGGAGTTTCTACTGCCTTCAGGGTAGTTCTCAACCTTGCCGTGGGTACCTATCACGGCGTTTATGCGGAGCGTGCTTGAAATGGACGCTGAAACCGCTTCCACAGTCAAGGATACGGCCACTGCATCTCGTGTCCTTTCATACATTAAAGATAACAGAACCGAAATGATAGCTCTTGTCATCTTGGTTCATCTACTCGGTCTCTCTGACCGTGTCCTTGGCAAACTCTCTGGAGTGTGCTTCTAATGGCTTACAGAAAATCAAGAAAATCTACAAAAACAACATATGGCAAAGCTTTCCGAAAGAAGACTTCTTCTGGAAAACACAAGAAAGGAACTTGGATCAAATACAAGTATCAAAATGGCCGACGTGTCGGTGCTGTTAAATCTCGAAAGTGATTCTATGACTTGTGAGAAATGTGGTTCCTCCGAAATTGGGAAACACTGGATAGACACTCAACAGATTCTACATTGTATCTGCATTGAGTGCAATTACGAATGGATTGAATAATATGAATCAATACAAAGAAGAATGGATGGCGAATTCGCAACTCCTTCATCCTCACGTTAAATTTACTACAAATTCCGATGGAACAATAAATCTCTCCATCGATTCAGATTTAGTCTTAGCATCAAAGAAGACTGCCAGAGCGATTTCATCTGGTGTCGCATTAGCTTCCATGGATGGTCCTTTACCCATCATGGACGTTGTCGGTTTCGGTGTCGCCGTCACCGGTGCCGCTCTCGCTTGGTATGATTACTTCAGTTGAACCACGCATGATTCCAAATGTCCTGGAACTCTGGTTATCCTTGACCAGGTATTTCCCAATGTACTTCGCTACCTGTTTCTCAGCAGTGAGATAGAAACGGTTACCAGGTATTTCCACCCACTTACCTTTGGGTGCTTTGTAGTTGATACGTCCAAGACCTATCGGCATCAACATCTTAGAGAATTCAGACAATTTGTTCCTCTTGATCGCAGGAGCAATTGCAACCATATGCACATGCGCATGATGTTTCCACATCTGCTTTTCGACTGCCAAATCACTCCATATCAGTCGTGTCGTGCATTCCATCACGTAGGTTCCACCGAGAACTCCTCGTGACGTTAAAATCTCTCTCGCCTTCGGCAATAGTTTCTCGAGCTTCTTTAGTTCGCCACTGTTATCGGATTCAATCGTCTCTACCGACGGCAGTGCAAACGTAACCAGTTTAGGCATTCTCATTATTGGGTGAAATTGCCCAATGCCTTCAGACATAGCATAGATCTTCTTCAGACGTTTAACCATCCTGTGGTACCGTCTGTTCTCAGTGTCGCATGAGCGACATCGGATGGGCCAACGGAGATTCTTCTTCGTTTTATCACCAGTTACACGTGAAATTCGGTGTGTTCTCTGGTAATCATCTTCTTCAATCTGGATACCATCTTCATCCAGAGTACGTGTTGGAACGTGTAAGCAGGCTTTGCATGTGAAGTTCCACGGCACCTCTTTACTTGTTAAAAGGGTCAATATTTATTCCCACCCAGTATTCCTACGAATACGCTCTCCGCAACCACAGACTTTGCATTGGTTGGCAACATATTGGGAATATATCGTCCAATGTTTGGTGACCCTATCACAGACCACGCAGTAGCCATGCCATACTGTGTGACTCATTCCTCTTCCTCCTTGGGGAGAGCCGAACCGTCGCCGCGCGTTCCTCCGTCACGTCTGCTTTGCAGTGACGAAAGAGGAACGCCCGGCGCGTGTTCGCTCTTCTTCTGAAGAAAATATTTCAAGAATGTTTCATGATTCACACCTTTCATTTCCAAGCCTCCAGCCATGCTGTCTTATCTATGGACCATTCACAGGTCCAGCAGACCACTAAATGGTGGTCGTCATATCCTCTCAATCTATCATCTCCACATCGTGGACAATCATCTATGCCATGTTCGTGCATGGTGATGGCGTATAATGTATGTTATTTCAACATACGAGATTAATAAGAAAACTTAGTGTAATTAATAAACTGTCATGTCAGCGAGTGCTTACATGGCAGGCGCAAATCTCCCAGCAAAGAAGTATAGCAAAACCTCACCGACAATCACTCGTTTGTCGTTTGAGTTCGATGGTGGCACCACCAAATTCATCGATATTGGACTTGCATTGAGTGCAATAAACAGAAAATTCTACCGTCAAGGCGTTTACTATTACGTGAACAGTATTGAAGTTTACAACAACGAAACGGGAGTTGTGGATCTGCACACACTTCCAGACAATTGGATCACCAAGAACGCCTGGAACCGAGGCTTCCAAATGTTCCAAAAAATGAACAGACTTGTAGGTCCACCTATTGGTGCCTTCAAGCCAAAGTATCACGATTTCAAGGTCTACATGAATGACCTACATCGTACAACTGGTAGCAACCAACCTGTGCTACACACTATCAACGGAAACCCCGGTCAAGAACAACTGACCGATGATTGGGTTTATTCTGAGTTTGTATCAGCTGATGCTGATTCGGACCCAAATATTCAGGACCCGGACAAGTTCAATGTGCATATGATTGGAGCACATTCCGGTTCTGCAAACGCATGGGATTCAGTATCTCTGATTAAATCCTATGCTGAAACTCGAGGAACAGTAAATTCAGAATCTCCAGATGATGCGAACATCGACATCACGGACCCATTGCTCAATCTGTT